GATGTATTCCAACAAGCATATATTCGAAGAACTGGGCGGACACTGGGCGAGCTTCATCATATGGCACAAGGACCTGTTTGTAATGGGGATGCAGGATTACCAACGCCAGTACGAGCCATTACTCTACGGGTGGAAGGAAGGATGTAAACATCACTGGTGCGGTGACCGTGATCAGTCAGATGTTTGGGACATCAAACGTCCCCGATCCAGTCCGGAACATCCTACCATGAAACCTGTGGAGTTATGTGAGCGGGCTATTAGTAACAGCTCCCTGGTAAATAATATCGTCCTTGACCCCTTCGGCGGCGCCGGATCCACCTTAATAGCCTGTGAGAAGTTAAACCGGCGCTGCTTTATGACGGAGATCGACCCTCATTATATAGATGTTATCGTGGCCAGGTGGGAAGCCTTTACGGGGAAGAAAGCAGAATTGGTTGGCGCTTAAACGAAAGACAGGCCCCGATATGGAGCCTGTCTTTGTTGCTTATTTTTAATTAACTGATTGGGTGTCCTGGGCAGCCGTTAGGTGCTTGGCCGCTAGGGAGTGTGAAACTCTTGCGGCAGGCATAGCAGTGCCAGCGAACCTGACCCTGCGGCACACCCTTCTGATTGGGTGTCCTGCGGCAGACGCTCTTCTTGTCCACATCCGCCTGCACGTCCTCGCTTGCCCCTTCGCTGCCAGTTTCGGTGGTCACCGTCTCCATCGGGGCGTCCTTTCCAGCCTCTGTCTGTCCCGGCTGCGAGACTGAAGCGATCTTGGCTGTCTCCACACTCCAGAAGACCCACCCATCGCAGGCGTGGCCAGTTATGGCCGTTCCCGCCGCCGAGGGGCTCTTGAACTCCCGGCCGTCCTCCAGGCGATAGCGGAGCTTCCCACCGTCGCCCTCCAGCACCTCGCAGACATACGGCTGCTTGTGGTAGCGGCCCACCAGGCTGGTTCCTGGCTGCAGCTTTCTATTCTCGATTGGCATTGTGTACCTCCTCAGTATTTGATATCACATTCATCACTCTGAGTACTGAAGAAGTCAATAGCTTTGATCAGTAAATTTAAGGATAGCTAATGAAAGGAAGAATACCTCGCCCGACTAAAATCAAAATCCTGGAGGGCGAGAGAAATAAAAACCGCATAAATAAACATGAACCCAGACCACATCCCGGTCGTCCCACCTGCCCGGACCATCTCAGCTCGGCCGCCAAGGTCGAGTGGAAGCGTATCGTTCCCCAGCTTGAGGAGATGGGTCTGCTTTCCAAGATCGACCGCACCGAGCTGGCTCTTTATTGCCAGGCCTATGCCAGGTGGAAAAAGGCCGAGGCTGTTATTAACGAGAAGGGTGAGCTATACAAGACGCAGAGTGGCAATGTCATCACCTCGCCGATGCTTTGGGTAGCCAACAAGGCCATGGAGCAGTGCCACAAATTTCTGACCGAGTTCGGTATGACGCCTGCCAGTCGCGGGAGGATCAGCGTGGCCAGGCCAGGTGAAGACGACGGTTGGAATAAACTTCTAGATTTCTGCAAAGAAAAGACAAATGTGTAATGAGAAGAAATTTCAGCGAAGCACGTGCCCGCAGAGCTGTCGAATTTATCCAGAAGCTCAAGCATACCAAAGGACAGTGGGCGGGAGAGAACTTTATCTTGCAAGACTGGCAGCGGGATAAAATTATCCGCCCGCTATTCGGAACAGTGAACTCGGACGGCGCCCGCCAATATAGAACCTGTTACGTGGAGTTGCCGCGCAAGAATGGCAAGACCACGATCGCCTCGGCCATCGCGCTCTATCTGCTTTATGCGGACAGCGAAGCCGGCTGTGAAATATACAGTGCAGCCAATGACAGGCAGCAGGCAGCCCTTGTTTTCAACGAAGCGGCAGCCATGGTGCGGCAGGAACCTAACCTTTTTAACATCTCCAAGATCATCGATAGCCAGAAGCGCATTGTCTATCACAGGTTCAACTCTTTCTACTGTGCCATATCGGCTGAGGCCTATACCAAGTGGGGCATAAATGCTCACGGCATTATTTACGATGAGCTGCATGCGGCGCCTGATAGAGATCTGTGGGACACGTTGACGACCTCGACTGGCTCACGCCGCCAGCCCTTAACGCTGGTAATCACCACGGCCGGCTTCGACCGCAATTCAATCTGCTGGGAGCAGCACAATTACGCCTTAAAGGTTCAAAACGGAATAATCGAGGATCCGACCTTTCTGCCGGTGATCTTTTCTGCTCCCGATGATGCAGACTGGAAGGACGAAAAGGTCTGGAAGTCGAGTAATCCGGCGTTGGGAACCTTCCGCAATATCGACGAGATGCGCACACTTTGTAAAAAGGCGCAGGAGACCGCTGCACTGGAGATGACTTTCAGAAGGCTGTACTTGAATCAGTGGGTGAACTCAGTTGAAAGGTGGTTGCCCATGGAAGCCTGGGACACCTGCAACAGCAAGGTCGATGTGGAGAAGTTACAGGGTCGGACCTGTTACGCCGGCCTTGACCTGGCCAGCACGACCGACCTCACTGCCCTGGCACTGGTTTTCATAGATGACGACGGCATACTTGATGTGCTGGTCCACTTCTGGATACCCGGTGATACCGCTGTAGAAAGAGAGAAGCGGGACAGGGTGCCCTATCGAGCCTGGGCGAAAGAGGGTCTGATCACACTCACTGAGGGCAACGTCATCGATTATAAATATATCCAGCACACGCTTGAACAGTTAAGGGAGAAGTACGACATCGCCGAGATAGCTTTCGACCGCTGGGGCGCCACCAAATTGAGCCAGGACTTGACCGACGCCGGCTTCTTAATGGTGCCTTTCGGCCAGGGATTCGGCTCCATGAGTGCGCCCACCAAGGAATTGATGAACCTGGTACTCAGTAAGAAGATCAGGCACGGCGGCAATCCTATTTTAAGATGGAACTGCGACAACCTGGTGGTCAGGACTGATCCGGCCGGTAATATCAAGCCGGACAAGGAGAAATCGACCCAAAAGATCGACGGCATGGTGGCGCTCATTATGGCCATCGACCGGGCCAGCCGGCACAGCAAACTGGTCGGCGCCTCCATCTATGAGGATAAAGGCATGGTTACTCTTTAGGTGCTTTGAATGAAGAACCCGTTATTAACGTGGATTGAAAAACGCTTTAATTTAACCCGCATGGAACCATGGAAACCGTTGATCTCGTACGGCAGCGCCACCGGTATCCATGTTTCAGAGAACACCGCGCTCAGATCAACGGCAGTGTGGGCCTGCGTTAAGCTGCTTTCCGAGACGATTGCCTCACTGCCATTAATCGTCTACCGCCGGCTTACTCCCAGGGGGAAAGAGCGGGCGGCAGGTCATCCGCTTTATAAGCTACTGCATGATGCTCCGAATCCCGAGATGACCTCCTATACCTTCCGCGAGGTCATGCAGGGACATTTAGTGACCTGGGGCAACTGTTTTGCCGAGATAGACTATGGCAACGGCATCGGTGACGGTTATCCTCAAGCGCTCTGGCCCTTGCTCCCCAACAAAATGCAGGTCGGCAGGGATAAGGAGACAGGGAAGCTGATCTACAGCTATTTACTGCCGGACGGTACTACAGCCAAACTGGCGGCCTGGCAGGTCTGGCATATCCCCGGTTTCGGGTTTGACGGCATCGTTGGCTATTCGCCTATCCAGATGGCCAGGGAGGCTATCGGCTTATCTTTAGCTACCGAGGAATTCGGGGCCCGTTTCTTTGGCAACGGCGCCTCTCCGGGCGGAGTGCTGGAGCACCCTAACAAATTATCAGTTGAAGCCCAGGAGAGGTTGAGAAAATCATGGAACGAAATGCACAGTGGGCTGAGCAATCAGCACCGCATAGCCATCCTGGAAGAGGGCATGAAATTCAGCAAGGTGGGTATCCCACCCAATGACGCCCAGTTCCTGGAGACCCGGAAATTCCAGATCAATGAGATAGCCCGCTTCTTCAATGTACCACCCCATATGATCGGAGACCTGGACCGAGCAACCTTCTCCAACATCGAGCAGCAATCCCTGGAGTTTGTTGTCTACACTATCCGGCCCTGGCTGGTGCGCTGGGAGCAGGCCGCAAGCCTGAAACTGCTGGGAGAAACCGAGAGATCGGAATATTTCGTTGAGTTCCTGGTAGACGGGCTATTAAGAGGTGATTCAGCCTCCCGGGCGGCCTATTATCGGGAGATGTTTTATATGGGTGCTATGTCACCCAATGATATACGTGAAAAAGAAAACCTCAATCCGCTGGACCAGGGAGACGAATACTATATACCGCTGAACATGGTGCCCGTCGGGACTTCTCGAGATGTCCAGCCGGCACCTGCAGATGAGCAGGTTCAGCTAACGCCGGTGGTGGAAGTTAGGCAGATCCCTGAGCGAGCGTCCAGGAATCAAGGGGCATTGTTAAGACACAAGACGGCGCAGGCATACAAAAAGCTGTTCGAGACTGCCGGCGCTGAGATAGTTAAGCGCGAAAAAACTCATGTACTCAAGGCTGCCAAAGAGCATTTGTCTCAAAGGTCCGTTATTACCTGGAATGAGTGGCTGGACAGCTTTTACCGCGAGTACGGCAGTTTCGTGATGCGGAAGATCAAGCCTATAGTCCAGGAAATGATTGAAGCCATAACGCCGCTGGCAGCTAATGAAGTAAACCAGACTCCGGAACTGACAGATAAACAGTTCGCCGATAAATATGTTGAGATATTCGCCAGGCAATATACAGGGTCGTCAAAGGGCCAGTTAAAACAAATAGTAAGAAAAGCGCTCGATGACAACGTCGATCCGATAGGCGCTGTCAGCCAGAGGTTGGGCGAATGGAGTGAGCGGCGTCCGGGCAAAATTGCGGTGCATGAGACTGTAGCTTGCTCTAACGCGGTGGCTAAAGCCGTGTTTATCGGCTGCGGAATCACCCGTCTGTCCTGGTTCAGCATAGGCGACAAGCTTTGCACTGTCTGCGAAGAAATGGATGGGCAGATAGTAGCAATCGAAAGTAAGTTCTCGGAATCGAGTGGTAAACTGCAATCCGTCGGTCATCCACCGATCCATTATGGCTGTCAGTGCCAGATAGCCCCGGGATAATGCTTCCCGAAATAATAAAACCCAGTAAACCCACTATGAAGTGGGTTTTTCTTTTAGGAGGTCAAAATGCAAATTACCGTTGAACACAGATCATTCAGTTTATCCGAGGTGAGGGTTGCCGGCGAAGGCAGGAAGATCTCCGGCCACGCCGCTGTATTCAACAAACTCAGCGAGGATCTGGGCGGCTTCAGGGAGAAGATCGCTCCCGGTGCCTTCGCCAACACTATCTCAGCCGCCGACGTCAGGGCGCTCTTCAACCACGATCCCAACTACGTCCTGGGCCGCACCAAGTCAGGCACCCTGTCGTTGACCGAGGATGCCAAGGGATTAGCTATAAGTATCGACCCGCCTGAAACGCAGTGGGCCAATGACCTGATTGAGAGCGTCAAGCGTGGTGACATCTCGCAAATGTCGTTCGGCTTCAGAACTGTGAGTGATGAATGGGACGATGGCAAGAAGGTACGCACGCTCAAAGAGGTAGAACTCTTTGACGTCTCGATCGTTACTTACCCGGCCTATCCCCAGACAGATGTAAAGATCAGGTCTCTGATTGCAAAGATCGGGGAGGACAAGGCCATTGAGATACTAACATGCAGTTTAACCGCCGCTGAAAAGCCTGGCGATGCAGAGGATAAACTGGGGACTCAAGATGAGGCCCTGGGGGATACTCCAAACCGACTGGACCTAAAACGGCGTCAACTGGAAATAGCTTCAATCTAACGGAGGTAAACATGGAAAAAATCATCGAACTGCGCAAACAGCGCACCGCACTGGCGGGCAAAGCCGAAGCCATCGTAAGCAAAGCCGAGGCCGAGAACCGCAGCCTCACCCCCGAGGAATCGGGCGACTACGACAAGATCCTGGCCGACGTGCGTGACAACAAGAGCCAGGAGACCCGCTACATCGAGCTGCACGGTCTGAAGGACGAACTGAAAGGCCATGAGCCGATCCGTCCCGTTCCCGGCGCTGCCGTATCGGGCAGGAAATCCGTGGGCCGTCAGTTCATCGAATCCCGCCAGTACCAGGATATGCTCAAGCGCGGTGTATTTGAGTCAGACACCTTTGAAGTCCGCGACATCATCTCCGGCACTGACAGCGCTGCCGACCTGGTGGTACCCGACCGGATTGCCGGCATCATCACCGAGCCGGAGAAGCAGCTGCGCATCCGCGACCTTTTAGCCAAGGGCACTACCGGCAGCAATACCATTGAGTATGTCAGGGAGACCGTCTACTCCAATGCTGCCGCGCCCGTGGCTGAGAGCAAGCAGGGCACCGAGGTAGCCAAACCCGAGAGCACCCTGGAATTTGAGAAAGACACCGCGCCGGTAGTGACCATCGCCCACTGGGTGCCCGCCACCCGGCAGATCATTTCCGATGCAGCTGTGCTCTCCAGCTACATCAACAGCCGCCTGGTTTACGGCCTCAAACTCGAGGAAGAAGACCAGATACTCAACGGCAGCGGTAACGGCGGTAACGTCTCCGGCCTGGTCACCGAAGCCACACCCTTCGATGACAGCCTGCGGAGCGTCGATGACAACCTGGTGGATGTCATCCGCAAGGCTATCCTGCAGTCCGGCCTGGCGCAGTACCCCGTTACTGGTATCGTCCTGCATCCGACCGACTGGGCCAGCA